TTGAGGCTGGACTTCCAAACCTCAAGTTCTGCCAAATGGCCCTTGGCTAATGCGTATGCATCAGAGTTTGTGTAAATGTAATTTATTGCTTCGTGTGGGTCGTACTTTTCCATATTTCTCTCATCCTTTCTCTCACCTTTTCGGCATCATCAGGGTACTGCGCTATTAATCGTTTTACTTCATCCCACCCGCGTCGCTGGCCAACACCAATGTACCAGTTTGCAAGGTATTCAATCCGCTGTTTCTCGTTGTTCACAACTGCTCTTCCAGCCGCTTAATTTGTGCGCTAATGCGTGAGCGTAGCTGTGGCCAGTCCTCACCAGCGTATGGGGTAACACCAACTTCTGCGGCCTTTTTGAGGGTCAGTTCGTTAGTGCTATACCAAGGCAGTTCAGGCTTTTTGCTGACCAATGGCTCAAGGTCTAACTCATCCGTCCAACGCTCTTGGTTTAAAAACGTGGCGGGGTATGGAATGAAGTCTTTTGCCGTCTCTTTTAACTTCCAGTATTTCAAATAATTTGGCAGGGCCTCAAGGCATTCTGATTGCTGAATAGGGGTAAGCCTCTTCCAGCTTTTTTCAGCCTCTTTGCGGCCCATTTTGCGAGGATAGAGGGCATAAAAGGTTTGGAATGTCATCGCTTTAACTCCATCAACTCATTACAGGCGGCAATTAATTGCTTGCGTAATGCGTTAGTTTCTTTTTCCAGCATGGTGATTCGGTCTGCTTGTTGGCGAAGCATATCTGCGGCATCAAATCTAAATTTATCAGCCCAATCATCTTTTAAAGCATTTGCTAAGTCGTATGCGTTCATTTAATCCCATGCCTTTCTTCTATTGCTCTAGCAATTCTCAATGCGGATTCTTTTGTCAAAGCAGTATTTTCTTTAAACCAATTCCATATTTCCTCATCAGTTAATGGCTTTGTTTGTGGTGTTAAATTAATAGTTTCATATCCACTATTTTTAAAACCAAGCGACTTTTGCAAATTTCGTATTAGTTCTGCTTGCTCACGAAGCATATCAGCAATGCCTTCTTGAATTTGAAGGTCATCTTCAATATATTTTGCTAATTCGTATGCGTTCATTTCTCACTCGCTTTCTTTAGTATTGCTTTAGCAAATAAAACATTCCAATTCTTATCTGGGGTGCAAGTTAAATTATTGGCTATTGCTTTTATTTCCTCATCACTTAACTCTCTTGGTGAGGTGTAAAGTGGAATATTTATTTCCGAAAATTTGCTTTCTTTAGACTGAAGTGATTTTCCGTTATCCACATCTATAATCATCCATGCAACAGGCTTCATTTTTCACTCGCTTTCTTAAATGCTTCTTTCCAACGGATTAACTGTTCTTTCTTCCACTCGTCACGAAGTTCATAGTTAAACCGCAATACGCCTTCATCTGTTTCGCAGTAGTAATCAAACGCTTTATTGAGTTCCTCATCACTTAACTCTTTTATTTGCGGTGTGGTTAAGTCCAATTTATCAATAATTTCATTTCTATTTGCAAGTAACATTTCTAAATGCGCTATGCGGTCTGCTTGTTGGCGAAGCATATTGGCTACTTCATGCGTTGTGCCAGTTCCAATATATCCATTATCAGCAACATAATCTGCTAATTCGTATGCGTTCATTTAATCCATCCAATAGTAAAGAAATGCGGCCAAAATCATAAAGGTTGCAAACAGGATAAACACGCTGATTGCAAAAAAGGTCATGACAGTTTCAATCAAAATGGAGCCTCACCAAGGTTTGAAAGGTCAATTTTTTCAGCTTTGACAAATTTGTATGACCAATCTGTATAGGTTTTAATCAAGTTTTCGGCCTCATGCTTTGATTTGACTGTGCGCATAGCCTGACCATGCTCATCCAGCAAGACGTAATGGCTATACGCGTGGATTCTGTCTTCGGTTGTAAAGGTAGTCATTGCAACACCCTTGGGCTGGGTGGTGAGGGTGGGCTTGGCGGCACAGTGTAGCTGGGTGTGCCGATAGCGTAGCCCTGCGGGGTCACGACTTGGTTTGAATATATGGTGAAGTTCTGCACCGTCGCGCCCGCGTTATTTACGACTTGGCCTTGTGTGCCTTGTATCTGCACTGTGCCTGTCACAAAGCCTTGCGGGTTGGTAATAACGTAGGTTTGGGCTTTGGTGGTCTGAATACCAGCGCAGAAGATTATAAAAAAGCTGATTGCAAAGAATTCTATATGTTTCACGTGGAACCTCCTTATTGGTCAGCGAGGTTAGCATCGCGTTCTTGAGCAATCAACCAATCCATCGCGCAAGACCACTGTGAAAGGGTGCAGGCCTCAACTTCTTTAATGCCAAGCCAGCCTTCAATCAAACCATCCTCAAGTTCGCGGTTCATTGCGTCAATATCAAGGGCTGGTGTGCCATCGTTATGGCGTCCAACGTGCCAAGCTGGGTTTTCATACATTGCATTTCTAATTGCAATCGCGGCTTTTTCTGCTGTTTTGTCGTACATTTTGCGGCTCCTTTTCTATCTCACTCGTTATTAAGTAACGTCAGTATAGTTAAGAAGTCTTAATTATGCAAAGAATATTTATAGGGATAAACCCTTGATTTTGCAGTATTTTATATATTATATGTTAGTAATGATTAACTTCTGCCTTTTGGTGGAACGAACCCAGCCTTCCTAGGTTCGCCTTCATCTGCCTCATGGAGCCAACAGAACCCGTCAGTCTTTCGTTGTACCGGCACTAACTTCGCCACCGGTTTATGTGCTGTTGCAACAACTATCCCCCAGTAGCACTTGTATCGCAGTCGCTGGTGTCGGTTCCCGTCCAACTGTGACCGCAGAAATAGAAAAACCCTTTGGGGTTGCTCTAAGGTGATGTTGTTTAATAAATAGCCTACCAACCATTTAGTAAACACTCAAAGCAACCCGAAAGGGTCTGTGGTAGGCAAAACTGAACAGACATCACTCTGCCAGCACAGTATAACCTGACTATTGCCGGTTGTGCAACTCAGGCCAAATAATCCCGTAAGTCGTGGGAAATAGCGTTTTTCGGGTAATTAGCCCGTTGGTTTCGCGTTCTAGCGTTGCGGCTAAAAATATCAATTTATCGCGGGGAATGTCGCTTTTTTGCCACATAGATACCGCTGGCACAGAAACTCCACAGAGTTTGGCCACCTTTGTTGCACCGCCCAAGATATTAATAATAGCTGTTGGATTCATTAGGGTATCTTAACAAGGAATACCAATCAACGCAATGTTTATAAATAAAGTTTGCTTTTGGAATTAAGATAGTTTAACATGGTGTTACCGGATTGGCCGGTGAATATTTTGAAAGGACTCGTATGAGTGAAATAGAATCACAAACTAACGACTTACTTCAACTCCAAGGTGAGCTTGAACGTATCTTTACTGTGCTAGAAGGCGGCACAGACTTATCCAAAGAGCAAATTGACCTCCTGCGCTACGGTTGCGGCTTTGAGCCTATAGACCGTCAACGTAACTTCCTGCGTGAAGTGTTTGCTGACCTCAATCCTTATGGAGGACTCAAATGAATAACGTTGAAAAGATAACCCTGCAACGAGCCATCAGTATGCTTAAGTCCTGTAACTTTTTGTATGCCATCGTTGATAGCGACGGAAACAAGCATGGCGACCTAGAGGTGGTTCATAAGAGCCGCAAAAAGCGTGGGCCACTGGTGTATCCGATGGGTACGCTACGCAACCATTACTTGCCTTTTATCAAGCATATGACTGATGACAGCGTGGGCGAGGTGCCAATTGAGGACTTTGATATGGAAACGCTCCGCAGTTCGTTGTGTGCCTATATGTCCACCAACTGGGGCAAAGGCAGTTATTCAACCACGATTGACCGCGAAAACAACAGCATAATCGTTCACCGTTACAGCAAACAAGCAGAATTTGAACCATTTTGAGGACACCATGATTATTTCAGACACAACTAAAGAATTTAAAATCGCGCCCGCCGGTAACCATTTGGCAAGGCTGTATTCCTGCATTGACCTAGGCCACCAGTCCGTTATTTGGAATGGCGACACCAAAATCATGCACAAGGTTGTATTGACATGGGAATTGCATGGCGAGGACGACAACGGTGAGAAGTTACAAACCGAGGACGGTAAGCCTTTGATTGTTTCCAAGCGTTACACCGTAAGCCTTGGCGACCAATCCACCCTGCGTAAAGACTTGGAAAGCTGGTCAGGTAAGAAAATGACCGCAGAAGACCGTAAGAACTTCGATATGAAGAACTTATTAGGTAAATTCTGTATGTTGTCGGTCGTACACTCTGAGGACGGTAAATACGCGAACGTGTCGGGTATTAGCGCTGTGCCAACAGCACTGCGTAATAGCCTGCCTGACGGTATTAACGCGCCCGTACATTTTTGGTTGCAGGAGTTTGACCAAGCCAAGTACGATGCGTTGCCAAAATACTACAAAGAGAAGATTACAGAATCATCTGAGTGGCGCGGCAAGCAAAAGCGTGAAGAAACAAATCCAATCCAAGACGATAGCGGTTTTGGCCCAGCAGATAGCGACATCCCATTTTGAGGTGAATAATGATAGTTAAGGAGAAAACAAGTGAATCCGGTCACTGGTACACCAAAGATGGCAGTCCAGCCTATACAACGATTGGGGCTAACGGGAACGAACGTGCAACAACGTTACGGGACGCGCGGAAACTCGGACTTTTGCCAAGTGTTACAACAATTAACGGACTGCTATCAAAAGGCGGCCTTGATACATGGAAACAGCAACAAGTCCTCTTAGCCGCATTGACCTTACCAAGGCTTGATGGTGAGCCGGAGCAGGACTGGCTTGCGCGGGTCATGCAGGACTCCAAAGAGACCGGTCGCAAGGCGGCAGAACGTGGCGAGGCCATTCATGCAATCATCCAGTCGTTTTATGAGAACGTTTATATGCCTGAATTGCCGCCATACGTCAAAATCGTTGAGGCCGCGATAAACGAGCATTTTGGGCCGCGTTTGTGGCTCTCAGAGCGCTCGTTCGCGCATCCGGATGGGTATGGTGGCAAGTGCGATTTGATGAGCCGGTCAGATTACGCAAGCCACTGGGATGGGGCAGTCGTCGATTTCAAGACAAAAGATACCCCTCTCGACAAGGCCGAGGTGTACTTTGAGCATATCATGCAATTGGCCGCGTATCGCCAAGGTTTAGAGGTTCCCAAGGCTAAAGCGGCCATCTGCTTTGTGAACGGTACAACCAACGAGGTCAAAGTCGTGGGTGTATCGGAAGAAGACCTTCAAAAGGGGTGGGAATGTTTCTCGTGTTTGCTTAAGTTTTACAAGATTCGTAATAACATATAAGCAATGCCGAAAGGTGGGGCCAAAAGCCCCCTTCACGTACCGAGTAGGCAGAGCATTGGGGTCGTTAAGCCACCTCAAGAGGATGCCGAAATTAGGCGGTTTTGTGGCTTTCTCGCCTATTTGCACTAAAAAGCCAAATCTTGACCCCACCCTAGGGTTTATCCCTATAAATATTGCTTGACTTGGGTGTTAAGAAGTCTTAATCTGTCCTTACTCCATTGGGGAGTGAGATAGAAAGGACACCAAAATGCAAGTTTTAGACATCGCAGTTACCAAAGTTGACCAATTAGGTATGTTGTTGGCTCAAATCGCCGATTTAGAGGCACAAGCAGAGGCGCTAAAAGCCGAACTCAAGCAAAACGAGGGTCATATTGAGGGCAACCTCTACAAAGCCTGTGTTACGCTTTCTCAACGCAACGTAGTGGATAACAAGGCGGTATTTGCCGAGGCTAACGTTCCAGCAGAATTGATTGCCAAGCATACAAAGACCACCGCAGTTATCACCTTAAAAGTAACCGCACGATAAGGAGCCGGTCATGAAAAAAGAACCATCGGTTTGGGATATTTTGGGGGCCGCCGTCATGGGCGGTTTGTTAGCAGGCTTTTTAATGTGGGTTTTTATTGAAAGGACGGGCTGGAAATGACTGTTCCATACAACACCGGTAAGGTAAAAATCGGGGCTAATTACGTCCCCAAGCGATATGTAGAAAACGACCCCGATATGCTGAACTTGCAGACTTGGTTAATTGATGACCCAGTTCGCTTACGCAAGCAATATTGGGCGCGAAAGGCTTACATCGCGCTTTTAGTATTCGTCTTTCTGATTATTTGGCTCAGAACTTAGTACAGTCAGGACTTTTCTAATCTTTTCTTGCCTGTCAGCAATACCCAAGTTACCACCATTGATGCGTTTAGTCATGGTGGTAATGTCCATTTGGTCAGCTAATTCATTCAATCCGCGTTTATTCCAAAACCAGCCCGCTGTAAGAGCCGCTACGCGCGGTTCTTCCACAAGGTGAGGGTTAGATACCAAGTCCTCGCCTAAAGCCTCACTGGCGGCCGCATAGTTATCTTTGCCGGTTAATTGGATTAACCCGCGCCCAATGTATTTAGCCCCGTCACCGTCCTCGGTATTGCCCATCCTGCCGCCATAAACCTTGTTGGCTATCTTTTCAGGCTGGCGCTCGTACTTTTCCGCAACATCCATGTCGGGAAATCGTGAGGGCCACGTTGCCATCAGGGCTTTGGCTGAATAATTGAGGTTTTCGCGCAGGAACCGGAATCCACCGGACTCATGCATACATTGACCTAAAAAGCAGGCTTGGCGCCTTGGAGTGTTGATTTGGTACTTGGTAAAGGTGTTATTAAGGGCTTCTGTCCACTTCGGGTCAATGCCCAACGCTAAAAGCTGGCTTTCAAGCATCCTTTTTAGCCTTCATATCAATGATTTTTTCTAGAGTTCTGCCGCCAAAGTAGAACGACATAATCAGCATACCCCATTGGCCCAGTAGTTCTACATACTTCTCGTTGGCGTTCATGCCAAAGGTTGACATACCAGCAAAGATAAAATACCCCGCTAGGATGGCTATAAGGGTCATAGGGCGTATATTTTTGGATAGCCAAGAATCACTAGCCATATCGGATTGTTGGCGTTTAGTAAGCTCTTGGGCTTCAATATTGTCGGCATTTAGCTCGGCTAATCTGCCTTCTTGTTGTAGCTTGATTAATTCAGCTTGGGCTTTTGCTTTAGATTCAGGGTCGGGGATTAATTTGTCAATTAATTTAGTCCCAATTTCAAACAGGGCAGTTATTGGAAACATTACTTTTTAGCCCTTTCTTCAAGGAGTTTTACCCGTACATGAAGGTCTTGAATTTCTCGGTGTAATTCAGCTTTTAGGGCATGACGCTTTTCGGCAGATAAAGGACTATCAGTAGGTGTGCCATCAGCCGTAATTAACGCTGGCATTTTGCTTTCAATCTGTGTTAAACGGGTTTGGAATGACGATACCTGACCGAGTAGCCAAGCTATGCAAGCAACGATGATTGGAATCACCGCCTTTAACAAGTCTTGCATATTCATTTAGGAATAGACCAACCGTGAGTTACTAGGTAGGCGTAAGCAAGACCAGCGACAAACACATAAAAAATGGTGCGGATTGAGAACCAACCAAACTGGGCCACTTTGTCATTTAGCCATTCTTTAATCGCTTGTTTTACGATTTCTTTTTCAATCTCGTTAGCCATTTTTCTTCCTGACTACCGACTTTTTTGTAACGGTTTTCCGTTTAGTTGCGACTTTTTTAACGGGTTTTGGGCATGATTTCTCAATATCTTCCCAAAGCAGAGCCGAGCTAGTCCATTGAATCTTCTTCTGATAGCCCATCTTATCGAATAACCACTCAATTACGAACATGATTAGCCTTTCAACGCATCAATTTGCGCCTGTAGTTTGGCGATTTGTTCTTCTTTGGTGGGCTGACTAGCAAGCCATTCTTGATACTGTTGTTGGGCTTGTGCAATCTCTTGTTCGGTTAATGGAATAACCTTACGCTCACCAGTAATGACATCAATTTCAATTCGTTCCATGATTTACTCGTAAAGAATGTTAATTGAACCAGCGTCAAATGCGTCTGTGCCGTTGACTGTGGTGATTCGTACTCTGTCTAGTGTTCCACTAAGAGCAACAGAACCAGCACCTGTCATGGACTGCGCCACATCTCCACGAGAGGTGCAAACAGCGGCAACCCAAGTATTGCCTGTAAGCAAAGTCAGAAATAAAGGTCCAAATAGCGTTGAACTTGTTCCCGGAGATTGAAATACAACAAATCCAGATGAAAATGTACCAGTGCCACCACTAGATGCAACGGATGAGCCTGAATACCCAGATGTGGTAAAAGTTGTAGCACCTAGTTGTACTTGATAATTGCTAGTCCCATTCGTACTCACCCCGTTAAACATTACAGTAATCCGCTTTACCCAGCTTGGAATACTAGTAAAGTCAATGCTTGTTCCGCTTGTAGAGTTTACGGCTGTACCAGCTACAAAAGCACCCGAATTGTCTTGGACACCCGTTGTCCCGTTCAGAACTAATGGCATATTACGCTCCTGCTTTCAATCCCCGTAACTCATCTAGGGTAGTTGCACTATCAGCTAACAAAGTAATGTCACGCAGTCTTTGCTTTTCAGCTACGATTGCTGTGGTATCTGCGCCAGTTTCTAAGGCACGCTGAAACGCTACATCTTGTGCGGCTAACAATGGCGCACGCTCTGCACGCAGACGATTCTTAGTAATCTCTTTAGCTTTAGCAAGGTTTACGGTAACGGTCGTGTCATCCATTTCCCAAGCGTCATAAAAATCGTTATCACGGGGCAGGGAGTTTTGGTCAACAATCCGTGCGCCTTTACCTTTAGGCACATCTTTTTCTAAGACGGCTTCAATGGATAGTTCGCCAGTAGGAATACAAGTTGCAACCCCACCGTTATCGTTTTTGAAAATAATTACTTGCATTTGTATAACTCCTTAATTAGCGGAAAAAAGCGACTGTTACATAATCACAGTCTTGATTAACGGTATTTGCCATAGTCATAAGCCTACAAGTTGTAGTGGTTGGGTTACTACCGCCATTAATATCACCAAGAGTAACTGTGTGATAGTTTGTACTACTGTTATATTTTGCACTTGCTGTAATAGCATAATTAGCATCAGTAAAAGCATTAGTAAAATTTATTGTGTAATCGCCAGTTCCATTATCGGTAATAGAACTTACATTGTAAGAAGCCCGAATTGCTACTGTGCTTGTTCCATTAAAGTTCACCCAAGCCTTAGCAGAGCCTTGAATCACATTTGCCGAACTTGTGCTTACAGTTCCGTTTGAAATTGTTTGTGCTACTAAAGTTGACATGATTTATTCCTTATGAACTGAAAACTGCAATATTTACATATGTGCAATCTTGTGCCACTGGCCCTGATAAATACATTGTTCGAAATCTAAAAGCAGAAGTCGTTGGTAATGTTCCTGATGCTCCATTTACATCGCCATAACAAACCACATGAGCGTTTACATTAGAAGAAAACATTGCTGAACCAGCAACCGAATAATTAATATTTGGCATTGCAGTTGTAAAATTTACTGTGTAATCACCAGTTCCGTTGTCAGTAATACTTGACACATTAAAAGAATCACGAATAGCTACTGTGCCTGTGCCGTTAAAATTTACCCACGCTTTAGCAATACCTGTCATTCCGTTCTGTGTTGCAAGAACGCCTGTATCGTTGTTTAGTGTGCTTACGACTACTCTGCCTGCCATAATTTATCCTTTGTTCTCAGTATTTTAGACTACACCACAGTCCATGTCGAGCCGGTTGAAACCGTTACAGTGATGCCGGTATCAATAGTAATTGGCCCTGCTGTCATCGCATTCTTTGTTGATGGAATTGTATAGTCAACAGTTACGGTTTGGTCATTCTCAAAAAAGACTTGATTACCACCACCGCCAGTTGCTCCACCACCCAAAGAACCCCACGAACTAGCACCATAACCCTCAAATAAATTGGTAGAACTATTAAAACGAATCATGCCCGTTACAGGGCTTGGTTGTTGTCCAGTCGTTCCTGCTGGTATTTTTAGCGCGCCGGTTCCGTTAAATGAGCCTAAACCGGTAAATGTAGATGTTCCAGTAACAGATAAATTACTGCCTACCGTTGTGTTGCCGGTAGATTCTAAAGTAGTAAAACGACCGCTTGCAGGGGTTGTTGCGCCAATCGTAGCACCGTTAATCGTGCCACCCGTAATAGCGACAACGGTTGTTGCAGATACTAACTGAGCATATTCAACCGCATCACCGGCAACGTTACCAGCCGCTAAATTTACAATTTTGTTGCTGTTTAAGTCTAAATTACCGGTCATTGGAGTTTGACCGTCTGCGGCTACTGAATCAGTAAGCGCGGCCGCAATATCGTTCATGGTGTTATTAGCCCATGACGATGCAATCGTAGTGCCGGTTACGACTGGATTGCCTGCCGGAAGATTGTAGACCCCTGAACCGTTTCTACTCATTTGATGCTCCTCGTTCTGCCGCTTTCATAATTAATAATTTAGCAATTTGTCGCTGTTCCGGTGTTCCGCTATTTGCCAAATCTAAAACTGGTCTAGATGCACGTCCGGCACCATAAACAGCCTCGCCAACCAAACGTGGGCTTTGTAATGGCAAAGTAACAAGTGGAATTGCTCCTGCTGGGCCTGCCAAAGCCGCACCAGTTAAACCGCTTCCTGCGGTCAGGCTTGGAATTACTCTTTGAATACCACGTGGTGTAAGAGTATTTAAAGCCTGCCCAGCGACTGCTGGCATTAAATCCACACCAGTTTCTTGGCGCAAAATGTCAGCTAAATCTTTACGGTATGCATAACTTGTGTTGACGTTATCGCGCCCCAAAGACTGTAATTTACGCAAGGCGCTGTCTACTGAAGACTTATCGCCTAAATTTAAGGCTTTTTCTAGTTCGCGCTCCAAACTAAGTGCGTCCTCATAATCACGCATAGTTTTTGCATAATTTGGGTCTTGCTTGGTAATAGTTTGCTTAACGGTTCCGCGCGTTTGAGTGAGAATGCTTTTTGCTTCTTTACTCATATCGTTGCTATATACGTCGTCAATTCTGCGCTTTAATGCATCCAAACCTTCAGTCGTATGCAACTCAGGCTTGGCTTTCCATTCGTCAATTACAGACTTGATTTGGGCAACCTCATCAAGAGTCTTTTGACCAACCTTAGAGGCAGAAACACCGCCCACACCTTTCACGGTCAGGCTTTGAATTGCGGTATTAAACTTGTCCTCAATTGGCTTAAAGTCTAAGAAAACAGGGTTCTTTTGCGTGCTTTGAAAGCCTTGTTGATAAGCCGCCATGCGGTTTTGTTTCAAGGTTTGCATAGCGCCTTGGGCTTGCTCTAAAAGGTCGGTTACCGGTACTTGACCGCGCATATTCTGCACAAATTGCTGGTTGCCGGTCTGTCCTGCTCTAAAAGCCTGACGAATTGGCTCTCCACCAACTCCTGTGGATAAACCCAGCGCTTCTGCCATCATTTTGCCGGTTGCTCGTGCGGCTGGGGCAACTAACTCCCCGCCTGCGCCCCCTAAAGCGCCAAATGCGGCGGCTTCACCACGTCCTTGCTGGTCAGGGGTCAAGGCATAGCCTGTCGCGCCACCAATAGCCGCCTGTTGGCCCATAGCGCGGGCATAGCTTGGCAACATACCAACTGCTCGTGCAACTTGCGGAACTTGGGCAACAGCGGTTGTTGCACGTTGCGCCGCACCAAATGGCAAAACATAAGAACCAATTTGCCCTACTGTTCCGGATACCGGAGCAACGCTTTTAGCGCCTTGAGTCATAGCCTCGCCCACCTCAACCATACGGTTGCCAGCGTTCGGAAATCCAGCCATTTGAGTCAAAGCACCAGCGCCTCGGATAAGTTCGCCTGTTCCACCAACCAACATAGGGCCAACAACCCCACTTTTACCACCGGTTTGTGGGTTACGCAGGCTTTCTAAAAAACGGTCATAAGCGCCGACAGGCTTTGGTGGCTCGGTTGGCTGTCCTTGTGGTAATTGCGACAAAGCCGCCGCCATGTCCTCTTTAGACATTCCATCAGGAAACTCGACCTTGCCTACACCAACGACGTCTACAATTTGCGGCATATTATTCCCAGCGTTTTAAAGTAGGGTTCCAACGTAAGGTGGCAGATGGCGGTGCAGACGTTGCTCCACCAGTCATGCCAGCCTTTTGCTTTGCAAGTGCCATACCGCGATTGAGGTTTTCTTCAAACTCGCGTGCGGCTTTAATAAATTCAACCTCGGACTGAGCGGTGTTCATGCGGTTTAATGCAGAAGTCGCTTTCTCGCCCTCTTTCTCGGTAATCTGACCGGCGCCCTTGAGGCTTTCAAATGCCTGCAAGAATGTCTTGCCTTTAATTTGCTCCAAGCGACCAAGGAATCCTGCTGTATCTGAACCGCCCATGACAGCCCAGCTTGGAATACCCATACCAACAGCATATTCAAAGCCAGCTTGTGGTTTGCGACCTTGCATTTGTTTACCATCAACAGTAACGGTGTAATCAATACGCTCTTTACCGGTTTTGGGGTCTTTAATGACGCGGGCATCACCAATCAAATCGCTGACGTTTCTAAGCGTATCCTCAATAGTTGCGATAACTTGAGGAGTCTTTTCAAGATTCTCAGCACGACGCTTTTGAACGTCTGCAAATACTTGTTTGTTGGCTTCTGAAAGGTCTCTTGGCGACATTCCTGCGGCAGTAACCATTGGTGCGCCAACGGTTGTTGGCATAGCGCCTCCTGTTGCTGGTGCGGCTCCAACAGTAACTGTCCCGCCGGCGGGTGCGTTCATTGTCATTCCTGCTGGTACAGCGCCCCCTGATGGCATTCTTGTGCCACCGGTTGGTGGAGCCATGCCAGTGTCATATGTAAATCGGGCGGCTTCCAAAGGAGTAAACGCAGGCTTAGTGCCACCCTCAACAAACGTTGATTTAGGGTCAGGCGAATTGTAGTTAACCCAGCCCATTTTAACGCTTCCGTCGGGTTGTGGCATTTCTGCGCGTTCCCACTTTGGCCCTTCTGTCAGCTTCTTCATAGAAACTGTCTGCAAAGCAGGGTTGTAAGCAGTAGAACCAAACAAATAGCGTTCCTGACCTTCAGGTTTAGCCAAGAACTCAGTGACCTCGTCTGCATAACGTTTACGCAAGGCTTGGGCTAATTCTGTGGCTTGTTTGTCACCACGTTCTTGTAAACGGGTAGCCGCAAAAGTCTGTGCCAATGGCGCGGCATATTGGAAAAAGCTGGGCGCAACATAACGTCCGCTAACCATTTGACCTTGAGGCATTTGTTGACCCTGTTGCATAAGCAACTGAGCCATTTGCTGTTGGCGGTTTAGCGCTTGCTGTTGAGCAAACAATTCCGGCGGTAATGTTCCCATGCCAGCGTTGGTTGGTAATGTCGACATATTAATTCCTAGTTATTTGGAAGTAATTGGCCATAAGCACCGACCACAGGCATATTGCTTACTGGTGATGTATTAAATCCCATACCAGCTTCTTGTGCCGCTAACATTCTGCTTTGTTGCGAATAAGGGTCAGTGCCATAATTGCTTGTCACGTCGTACTGTGAAAATGGGTTATAACTACCAGCACCACCCATTTGAACATCACGAGCATTAATTTGGTCTTGCGTCATCTTGTCTTTACGCAAAGCCTGCGCTAAAGCCATTGGGTTCATGCCGCCACCTTGTGCGGTTTGACCGGCTTGGCTAACTAATTGATTTTGCTGGGCAAGTGCCGCATTTTGCATAGCTTGCTGATTGCCAATGTTTTGAAAAACAGGCATCAAACCACCTAATTCCTGTTGTTGCTGGGGATTTAATTGAGCAATATAGGGGTTTCCGTATGGTGTCATCATAGAATTAGTCCGTAGTTAACTACTTTGTAACCGTCGTTCAGGGTGGTAACAGCGTGTGGGAATACTTTTTCAACTTCGTCTGCCATAACACCAACATGAACACCCTCACCAGCCAACGGATGGCGCTTAACTTCATCTTTGTATTCAAAGCTGTAAAGCGTTAGTCCGTTTTCAAGCACTCCAATTGGCTCAATGTTTTCTTTTAGACGTCGGTCTGAGAAAGCCATGATTCCAGCACTGCCAAGACCCATCAAACCTTGATTTAGGTTAGCTTGCGCGGCCTGCTGTGCGTTAAAGTTACCCATTTGAGCGTTGTATCCCATCTGTGCCGCGCCCAGCAAATCAGGGCCTGCTGTGGTGGCTTGTTGGGCTGAATTAACAAACTGTGGGCCTTGAACTTGAGCGCCGGTACGAACCGCAGACAGAGTGTTTAGTGGCTCATTACGCAAATAAGCTTGCTCTTGCAGGGCAGATTGGCGGGCTTGTTGGCCAACACCAAAACCTTGTGTGGTTGCGGCGGCAAGCAAGTCGTTCTCACGCTGGGCTTGGTTACGCATAGCGCGGTCGTAAGCCTCAGAGCCAATATCAATGCCTTTATTGGCTAATTGTTGCTGTAATTGCTCACGACTTTGCTGAATTTGGGGTTGAAGCCTTTGCATATAGGCTTCTTGGTATGTTTGGCTTGGATTAAACCCTGTCGATGGCAGTTTGCTGACATCAAACGGAGTAGAAAGCATATTTTCTACATAGCCCAAGCCTTTGCCTGCCAATTGCCCAAGTCCAATACTTGCTTGGTTTTGTAAGTCTAGTAATTGTTGCTGTGCGGGACTTAAAGCCTGTGTGGCTGTCCATGTGGGGTTGCCATAAGGGTCTTGACCGGTTACAGCATATGTAAGCGTTCCGTAAGGGGTGACTTGATTAACGCGATTTGCCGCAGTAGCAACGCGTGCCGCATCAATATTACCTTGGGCGGTTTCTTGAGCCGCCGCTCTGTAATCAGGAGGCGCTGGCGCACTTGGCGCAGGCCCTAATCCTAAAAATCCACCACCACCCATATCAAGCCTCCATCTTTGTCTTTAGAGGGCATCGGATATTGAGCCACCGACAGTCCTCTTTACGCATCGCCATAATTACCAAATCGCCATTCATATGGGCATCCGGTATATCGGCTACAACTTTAAAACCAAGGTGTCGGTTTAATCGTAAGGCATCTTCATTATCCTTACAAATTTGTCCTAGTATAACGCTAACACCAAGTTTATTAAAGGGGTAGTCAAACGTTGCCCATAAAAAATCTTTACTTATCCAGTTTTCACCGACACTGCCAATATGCATTTCGCAGGCTTTTGGCATAAAGTTTGTGTAACCGGCTACTGCTATCAAATTACCGTCTTTCATTTGCCCAATGCACTGGGTAGTTTCAGGCAACGGAAAGTTAAGAATTCTAACTAACCATTCGCCCATGTAACGTTGATTCTCAGTAGTAACAGTCCTCACAAGACCCCGCCACGCTCCATGACAAAATCGGTTGATGCCCAATGAAACTCAATATTTTCGCTTGCAACGTTCAGGCTAATAGAGCCGGCATACCCTAAACCGGTCACTCCCTGCCATATTTTGGTCGTTGTCAAGCCGCCGCCCCAATTTGCATTGTCCCAAGTGTCTAAATCCCACTCACCAGTCTGCAAAATAGCTGGGTTGAACGATATTTGGTTAGAAAGGTCGGTGGTTTGAAAGTCCACCGATATGCCACACAGTACGTTTGGCAGTCCATTGTCGGTTTGCAAGATGGGGCGAACCAAGGTGAACCGTTTTAGCTGTCCTCGGCTCTCAAAATAGCTGTAAGCCTGCTGTACAAAGCCTTTAATGTTTGTTCCGGCATCGCTAAAACCGTCATAAAACTTGCCAACAAAGCCGTTGCCGCCAAAATACATATTGTCGCCACTTAGTTCCCAGCAATTTGCGGCAACATTAGTGAAACGACCCCATGATTTGGTAATAGTGTGCATAACAAACTGCTCTTGCGACCCTGTACCAACAGGAATGTTCACGATGAGCATATTGTATTTAGCGAAATAATTGATTTGCCAGCCATAATTGTTAGCGTAAAGGTCAGCGGCTTGGCTGATAGCGTAGAAAATCTTGTCGGTAATGTTGACGCGCGGGTCTAAACGGGTCGATTGCAAGCCTGCTGAAAGCGGTACAAGACCGTCCTCAGTCAAAATCAGCATATCGCCACCGTATTTAAATACGCACTTGCGGGCAAAGGTTTGTCCAATATTCCAAAGCCCAACCAAAGACCAATCTGCTGGGTCAGATGGGTCAGAACCCTTGTAAACCGCTACTTCACCGTTGCTAGTGACAAATACTGCAAGGTCGTCAACACCATATCCTGCATCAATAGTCCACGTTCCCATGGTTTGCAGATAGCCACCCTTTTTAAAGATGCCACCAAGCGGAAATTTAGTTACTGCACCGTTAATAGAATCAACAGGCAAGTACCAAAAGTCTAGGGTGTTTTTTTGCACAAAATACAGGCGCTCTTTAAACAAATTGACGGTTGCAAAAGTATTTGAATTTGCACCAGTTATGTAGTAATTAATTGAGTAAGAGCCAACGGTTGTGGCATTTGTAGCGGGCGCGGTGGCCATCGTATAAGTAAATGTGGTCGCGCCTGTAACAGTAATTCGATACGTTCCGTTATATTCTGTGGGGCTTGCACCAGTTACAGTTATCAGGTTTCCGGTCACTAAATTATGGGCAGATGCAGTCGTTACTGTAGCTGTTAAGTTTCCAGCACCACCACGTGTAATTGTTGATATAGTTTGAGCAGTGCTTGTGGTTGCGCTTCTTGACCAACGTGTACCGTCATAAACAGTCATCGGGTCATCGCCATTTACAGCAGATAAAAACGTCCCGCCTGCGGTTGTAATAATGGCATGAACCCATTTACCATCGGCATTTCCAGTTAGGCTTTGGGTTGCTGTTGATGTGCTGGCATCCCAAATGGTTGATGAGGTTGCCGCAAATAGCTTATTAACCGTTGGGCTACTGTAATTCATCAAAGATAAGACTTGACCGGATATGCCTGTGCTGGATTTGGTGTAACCCCTACGCAACGTGACGTCCGTTGGTGTTGGAAAGAAATTAACCATTTGAACAGCATCTAATACGTTCATTTCCGCTAATGAATCACGCGCATTCCAGCCACCAATTGGTGACGGTAAAGATGCTGTTGTAGCCCGCCTTTGCTGTGGAACTGCCATAATTAGGTTCCGTAGCCAGTATCAGGAATGTTTGCGTAACCAATAAGCACTTTGGTTGGGTATGGTGCAAAGGATAGATTGGCAGAACCTTTGTCGTTGGCTTTGACCACGTTCAGAACTCTGAAATAGTCCTGTTGTAGCGCGGTTGTGTCAAACGACTTAATTTGGAAATACTTTAGCTTTGTGCCAAGCACCAACAGGCGGTCATCATAAATGGTCGTGTCGGTATCAGCCGTAAAGCTGTTCTTTATTGCACCGGTTGCACTACGCGCCCAGCCTTTAGAGCGATATTCAAAGCCTAGGTATTCTTTGGTGTTGTATGGTGGCCAAATTTGGAACTGTTGACCCAAAATCCTCCAACGGATACGGGGGCCTGTTGAGATATAACCGGACTTGAGCCATTGCCACTGTTGAGCGTCTTCAGGCCCAAGCATTTGCCAGTGTTTTGTCTTATCCCAGTGGGTATTGTCGGTAATGGTCTCAAAATCAGCCGGCAAATCGTATTTGGTCTGCGAGAATGTAAAAGTCACACCGGTATAAGTGCCGCTTGCAAGCTGATTCATAACGATGGTGGATAGTCCTGTGCCACTGTTGTAAGTCACGCTTTGCACATAAGTATCTTGGTTGATGCCTGTGCCGGTAATGGAATAATTGCCATTTAAGGCGGTAGCGTTACCAGTAACAATAATGTTATAGCTGTTGTCGCTAATTGTGTCGCCTACAAAGGTCACTGCATCGGTATAGAAACGATACTCCACCTCTAAACCCTGCCAGTCTGTCTCTTTAACGAGTTCATATCCTGCCGCGTTCATGAGCGCTAGGACTTGTTGCACGTCTTGACTGGTGTTACCGGTCACATAGGTGGGGACTGCTAGGTTCAATTCAGCAGTTACTTGCTGAACTAGCTGGAGCATCGTTTGGCTCATATTATGCTTCCTCTTGGACTTTTGGTTTACGAGTTCGTGTTTTCTTTTCACCAACTGCCGCAAGTATCGCCGCCATTTGTTCTTGCATTAAGGCTAGCTTCGCATCAGTTTCAGCCTTAATTTTAGCAGTTTCTTCATCCTTTTTGGCAAGTTCTTGCTTTAAAGCGTTAATTTCTTCAGCGCGCTTTGTTGCCTCTGCTGTTTCAGTGGCTAAATTGAGAAACGTCCGAGCCTTGTCTCTAAATGCATGGGGCGACATACCAGCAATCATGCCGATACGTTGCAACTGTAAGTCGGATGCGTTGGCGATGGATTCCACCGTCATAAACTTCACACCGCGCAGTTCTTGCGCTTGGCTTTGACTAATCAGTGGCCATTGCTCAACCGGTGTCCCAATGATTTCACTGCTGGAATCTTGGGTCGCCTGATACTGTAGCCATTGACGTGGAAAACGCTGTTTGTGGCTTTCCTGCGCGTAGGTGTCAATTTCGGTTAAATTGTCGCCGGCAACCATGATTCTGACAAAGTCAAAATCTTTAAATATAGGGCGCCCTGCCTCGTTGGATTCATGCTCTAGTTTGACTGCACGCTTATAAAACTTGACCGCCAAGCGTGAATCTGCGTCTTGAACGTCGCTTTCAATTGCCATGTTAAAACTCCTTAAGTGGTTAAGGTAAAACTGTTAAAGAAAAAGAGGCCACCCCTTTCGAGGTAGCCCCTTGGTTTTACTACAATTTTTGGTTAGACGCTAGTAGCACCGAACCAGCCATAGTCACCCGATACCATGGACTCAGCAGGGGAAACATAGCTTCCACCTGATGCGGTCACAGCAAAGGTTGTCGCATTGATTGTGCAGGCAGTGGTGCCAGCTGGAATCGTTGCGGCGGCGCGAGCGAATACATAACGCTTACCGTCAGAACCAAAAGTCTCAGCACCGAGAGGGCCAAAACTTGGGATTCCGATGAGGGTAGTACCGTTGGTGTACTCAAAACTCTCAGGGGTAATACCGTTCAGGTCAACACCTGAAATGGGAAGTACTGAATAAGGCATGATAATTTTCCTTTACTAATTAGGTGGTCAAAATACCCTGCAACTGAGCGTTGCTGGTGGTTAGATTGCCTGCCCAACCGTAGAGCTTAACAATCGCATCTTGGTTGATGGCTTGACGCTCACCACCGATAGGTACGAAATTACGCTCTTTGTGTGGACGGAAGAAAATGTAATTGGTGTTCAAGAGGTACATATAGTTTGCATTCTCTTGATTGCCAATACCGCCTCCCAATACGACGTCAGCTGACGTACCGCCACCGTAGAACTTCAATGATGCGAAACCAGCCGCACCGCTTTCTTCGGTAGTAATACGCTGAATTGCTTGCAGAGCGCCTACGAAATACTGATATGCAGTATTACCGGCGATATACAAATCAGCCTTGTCTGTGCCACGAACCTGCTTGATAGCGGCTTCGGTCATCTTTGCCAAGGTGTTGGTGCTGGTCAAACCAGTGGTCACTTGGTTTTGCCAGAAAGACCAGTTAGCGCGGTTGATACCACCGTATGTGCCGGTTGTTGGGGATGTCGAAACAGCGGCGGCAAGTCCATCAATATTTTTGCCTCCATTGCCAGTTCCATCTCCATAAAGGTCGCCGGAAATACGGTTTAACAAACGTGCCTCAGAAACTTGCATACGACCGTCTAAAAGGTCGATGATTGCTTCTTTGGACGAGTTTTGTAACATTTCCAATCCGCTCATGGTTACAGCGGCGGCATATTGAGCAATCTTGTACTGAGCCGCAGAGATTGGGCTATCAGGAGCAATGTTCAATACTTCGTATCCGCTATAAGAATTAGCGTTGTTGGTATTGGGGTCGTTGTACATAATCTCTTCCAAGATTACGTTACCGCCTGAGAATGGGCGCACGTTACCTTTGGAATTGAGTCGTTGCAGAATCGCATTGTTCTGCGTCAAGTTATCAGCCAATTCACCGCTACGACTTTGAATGGTGGTAGCGATAATATCGGTGATTGCTGAGTTAGCAAATGCCATGATATATCCTTTTTAAGTTAATTAAAGCCTACCGTTCTCTGCATCGGCCAATTGGGCCATCAACAATGAACGTCTGTCCTTTGCTTCGACTTTCGCTTGTGTTCCGTTAGGAGTAACGGATTTTGGGCTAACAGCCGTCGCTTTGGCTCGCGCTACTTGCTGGGCTTTAGACGCTTGTTTCTTAGCATCGGTCAGGAGTCGTTCCTGTTCCTTTGCCCAAACTTCGTCATTCAAACGCACAGCTTTGGCATAAGCCGTTTCAAGGTCTTGGGCCTTACCTAGCTCAAGTAATTGAGCCATCTCTTCCCTTACCATGTCAAAGTGCGGAAACCGCTCTTTGTTACTTCTTACGCGCTCGATTTCTGACATCAAACGCGTTTGTTCTTCCTGCTCAAACCTTGACTTAATCGTGCTAACTTCTTGGTTAACCTGATAAAGCTGTTGCATTAACTGTTGAGTGTATGCATCAGTCGGTGCAACTGGTTCGTTAACTTGATTTAAGTTTACTCCATAATCTTGCGCAAGTCTATGAAACATCTGCACCTTCTGCTCGTATGATGCTTTTGTCAAAATCATGTGGGCGCGGCCAAGGTTATTAATCCATGCAGTCGGGTGGATTCCTTGTTGCTGTAGTTCAGGAATAAACGGGCTGATTGCTTCTTCCAGCGCCTTGGCACGCTCTGCTTCTGCCTTGTAGACCGATACACCTTTTTTGAACTCATTTTCACGCTGGTTCAAATATTCAAGGTGCTTGCGGCTTTCTTCTTTGGTCAGCGTCTCGCCCTTGGCTATCTTATCCCATAAGGGCAAAAGGTCTTTTTTCCATGTGGTTGGCTTTGGAATGTCCTCAGTAGTTACTTCTTGTTCTTCGGTCTGTTCCGGCTCTTCTTCTGCACTTGCTTCAACCTTCGGCTCTTCTTCTTGCTCTTCTGCCGGTGTCTCCTCCTTGCTTACAAACTGTCCTTTTTCGTTGCGGGCAGGCTCCGCTTCAACTTCAGGTTCAGCTTCCTGAACTTCCTGTTCATCAACTTCAGGCTCCAATGCCTCATCTAATGCGGCCTCTAACATTTCTCTGCGGTCTGCCATGATTGCTCCTTTCAACGGTAATTAAGTTTTGCGTAAGCAAGCTCGGCAATCTTGCGTTTACGTGCTTCTTGGTCTTTTCTGCTAAGTTCTACAGGCTTATGCTGGGTTGGTACATCATTACCCAACTCAATCATTCGGTGCTGTTTGAGGTGTTCGCGGTGGTGGCTTCGGGACTTAATCCATGTGCCATCGACCTGAGATACATAACCTTCAATGTCCGGCATGACCATCGGAGCTTCGCGGGCGGTCATTTCTTGCTTTTGCCGCCATGCTTCTTCGGCTTCCGGTGTGCCAAGGGTGTAACCCCAAAAGTCGAGGTATTTTTCTTTGTCGGTCTTGGTTTCAACGTGGTTGGATTCGGTGTATCCACATTTTGGGCAAATCATAAGGACTCCAATAAATGCGGCAACTTGTGCCAGTCGTGTTGTCTTAGCGGTACAACTGAGTCGTACCACACCCCGTTTTTCCATCGCCAGCAGATGTATGCGTCTTCCGGCAACAGCAAAAAGCATTTGACCCCTAAGGCTCCGGCTAGATGTGCTGTAGCTGTGTCAGGGGCAATCACCGCTTTCATAGCCCTCATATGACAGGCTGTGCGGTAAAAGTTCTCTTTCCAACCATCGGGCGGCAGGGGTTGGAATATGTCGTCTGTAGCCAAATTCAGGGAATAAAGGTCGTTACCCAGCATTTCCCGCAGAATCTTGACGTCAATAGATTTAACGTAATGTAGTGGCCCTGTGCTTGCGTGCCAGTTAACCCCCACCTTGCGTTCAATATCGCTTGGTGTTGCGTTTAAATAGCCCTCTGAGCCGACTATTTTGGCTTTGCTAATAGGGAATGACTGCCGGACGTAAAAAGGCGCGTGCATAGCAAAAAAGGGCAGGCTCATGCTACCAATCCAGTAGTCTGCCTCTAAGGGTTTACCCTCATCACGTATGCAGGATATAGTGTCAATGCAATCCATCTGACCAAGCAACTGCATCAGGGATTTGTGGCACATGACTGAGACTTCTCTCGCGCCCCATGCCTTGAGCATTGGCAGGAATCTTGCAAACTGAATAATGTCGCCAAACCCTTGCTCCATCTGTACGGTGATGTGTTTGTCGTACAGGCGCTCACCGCTCCATTTGGGTGCTTTAATCCATTTTTCCCACTTTTCACCGGTTGCTTGACGTGTTTCGGGATGCCAACGGAACTCATACAGGCGAAAGCCTGATTGGTAATGCCCCATATGGAGCAAGTCTAGACCTTTTTTATACTGTCCGTAAGGTGTCATAAAAGCATCAGTAAGGATTCCTCATCGTCCAACTCTGCTTTGCGCTGGGCTTCAAGAATCGCTAACTGTGCTTGTATATCAGCTTGTTGCCTTCTTAAATCTACCGCCCGCATCAACTTGCTTCGTTGGTTCTCAAGGTAGGCGATAGACTGCTCAAGTTCTGTAGTGTCGACTGACGGTTTATCAGCCTTAACCTCTTGACCTGATTGTAGTTTATTTTTCTTAACTTTTGCAACAGGCTGTGGGTCAACCAAATCACGAATCTGTTGTTTTCTGCGTTGCTTGGCTTCTTGCTGTGCTTTGTAAAGTGCTAATTGCTTGGCGCGAATCTTTGCGTCTAGCTTTCTAGCGCGACGGATTTCTTCCGGTGTGAAACCGTCATGGGTATCCATACCCTCGCCACCTGACACCTCGCCAACAAATATGCCAATGTCGTTGTTATCGGTGGCATCGATTATTCCTTCAACGACAAGCGTTTGAAAGGCATTTGGTTGAAACGCGTTTAGCTGAAAAGCTGGTGTCGTCACACAATAGTCCAAGAAGAACCGGTCGGAACAGTTACGGTTACACCGGTGTTAATGGTAATTGGGCCTGCACTCATAGCGTTATTACCTGAGCCAATCGTGTAGTTAGCCGAAATTGTTGCCGAGTTTTCGTACAAACCAAGCGCAGTAATGTTGCTACTAGATGCGTTTGCCCATGCTGGAATACCGCCACTAACCGTTAAAACTTGACCTGACGAGCCAATTGGCAATCTTGCCGCAGTCGTTGGGGAGGCTTCATAAATGATGTCCCCTGTTGTCGTCATTGGATTTAAAGCATTAAATGCGGCTGTTGCAGTAGTTTGGCCTGTACCGCCATTAGCAATAGCGACAACACCGGTTACGTTTGCGGCTGTTCCGGTAGTGTTTTGGTTGAGCGTTGGTACATCTGCCGCTTGAATAGCCGACATAACCACGTCTGTACCGTTACCACGCAAATATTGACCGCTAGTAACAGCACCAGCCAAAGCATCCATTGCGTCTTGGCGGGTTGTAGCGCCGGTTCCACCGTTGGCAATTGGCAGGGTTCCTGTGACTTGGGTTGACAGGCTTACACCGGATAAAGTGCCGCCAAGGGTCAAATTACCGCTAGATGTAACGGTTCCTGACAAAGTGATGCCATTGACGGTTCCTGTTCCACCAACGCTTGTGACTGTACCGCCTGAACTTGGGCTAGTGTTAGTTACCGTAAAGTTTGGATATGTACCGCTTACGCTGATTCCCGTACCAGCAGAAATAGCAACAGTTTGGTCGGGCGCGGTATTTGTAATAGTAACGTTACCGGTTCCAGCCGATACAGATATGCCTGTTCCTGCTGTGGCTTGAGTAACACCAGCGTTGGTTACAGTAATCGTACCGCCTGTCGCTGAGTTAACCGTAATGCCTGTACCAGCCGATAGATTGGTGTTTTTCCAATATCCGTTAGTTTGGTCATAGCTAAGTAACTGACCGCCTGTAACACTTGTAATCTGCACATTAGAATCTGTGCCGCCAAGCTGACTGCCATGAATAATCTCAACTACGACTGAGCCTGAACCGCCTGAACCTGCATTGGTAACAATACCGACTTCCGTTTTAATATTGGGTGCGGATGGCTTGACTTTGGTCATCAATCCATTGCCAGCAGGGTTGTAATACAGAGTATCACCGTCTGCCCATGTTTCGCCTGAACTAGAACCTGTGGTGTTAAACCCACGCAGATTGCCCGTTGACATAATGTAACCAAAGCCATTAAGAGCAATATCCTCTGCGGCAATACCAATTACATCGCCTGAGTTAGTCATATTGGCGGTGGTTGGGGCAAATGTAACAACCCCTGACGAACCATTAGCACCCGTCTTTTTGATTAACTGACCTTTGGTAATAGCAGAAGTAGCCTTACCGTAAATAAAGGTTTGCAAGCCAATTTCTTGAACGATGTTACCGCCTGACATTCCTATTCCAAGCGTATTATTGCCATCCCAACCAAGCTGACCCGCACCTAAAGTCGTAGCGTATGCGGTATTAAAGTCCACATAATTAATGTCGGTAATAGTCGTGGCACCCGCTATTCCGCCTGTGTCGCTAACTGTCACTACGCTGTTTTGAATCAGTTTGCCTGTAGTAGTATCAAACCGAGCAATAGCGTTATCGGTCGCAGATGCAGGGCCAACCACACCACCGGTGGAAATATTGTTAAAAGTGTTCCAATCTGTGCTGGTCAAATAGCCATTTGTCGTGCTATTTGCCGCAGGCATCGCGATTGTTGGTGTTGTGCCACCAGTGCTTGTTACAGGGCTGGTTGCGGATACCGATGTGACGTAAGTTCCGGCTGGTTGCGCCCCAACATCGGCGGCAGTCAATACAACTGTGCCAACTTGACCGTTTACGCTAGTTACTGCGTCGGTATTATCGACTTTTTGCCACACAGAACCGTTAAAAATAGCCCAATCACCAATTTGCCAGTCGGTTATACCGTTTAGGTTGGTGGTTCCAGCCACATCAACGACGTAATAGTAGCCTTTTGTGCCTACGCTTGACGTTAAAGTGGGTGTATTTGTGCTTGCATTCCAAGTTCCCTGATAATTTAGGTCACCTTGCAATGGAATTTGGCTGGTTGGCACCTTTCCACCAGCATCCAGCGTGGCTACACCGTTATTTGCACCCTTTTCTGTGGTGGGAATGTAGCCTGAAACCGTCGTTCCACTAATTGAGCCGCCCGAAATGTTGACGTTATTGGCATTTTGCTCGGCCATAGTCCCCACACCGGTCAAGGTATGGTCAGCATTCCAGTCCGATGGCCTAACAAGGCTTGTGTCTGCGCTGTCAGGTACGGTGCTTACTTTATTGTGTTTGACGGTTATAGCCATTATTCGTTATTCCTAATAATCGTGCCTGAGGTGATAGCAACAGTTTGCAGAGCAACAATCGTTGTCGTGTTAAGAATCAAGTTAGCGTTTGATGTGCCTACGCTACCATCCATGACAACGGTTGTGCCATCTGACTTAAAGATGCGGAAAAAGGTCGCTACACCGCCATTTGTGGCTGTTTGTGCGGTTACAGGGTTTAGTGTTAATACACCGTTGGTATCCGTACCAAATGCCCCCACAATCGGCAGGCTTACAAGCAAAGTTTGAGTGGTAATTGCAGTATTAGCGTTGGCTGGAGGTGTACCCGCATACAAATTAATCATTGCGTTGGTTCCAGCAAAAGCAATCAACCCCTCATTTTGAGCGTGCCGCGTTGCATTTGAGTACGTCAGAGCCATTACTGAACTCCAACAATCTTACCGTTTTCGTCGCGGATTACTTGTTTTGGTTGGTTCAGTTTGTCAATCAAGGCGGCTAACACTTGAGCCATTTGATTGTTGCTGTTCTGCATATTTTCAATGACAGGCTGTAATGGATGATTTGCCATATTTGGATACCCCATTTGGTCTTGCATAATCTTAGCTTGGCTGACAGCTTCCATAAACGCTTCAGAACCATCAGTAAGCCCCTGAGTAATACGAGCAGTTTCAATTTTAGTGCTGTTATCAAGATAAGCCAACAGGATGGCTTTGTTGCTATCCATTTCAGCCTTCATCTTTTCAAGCTCGGCTTGCATTGCAATCTCACGCTGATTACGCTGGTCTTCAAGCTGGAACTTAAGCTGATTCTCTTGGGCTTGGTATTCCTGTTTAGCCTTCTCGTTTTCAGTTTGGGCTTGCAACTTCTGCATCTCAATCTGAGCGGCCGCCTGTAATTCCTGCATCTTGGCTTGTGCCTGTGCCTGAATCTTTTGAACTTCAACAGGAGGTGGTTTGGGTTGGTTCTGCATAGCCTTGGCTTGGTTTCTAAATTGGTCGGCTGTCTCGTCAATCAAACCTTCCATACCTTTACCAGCCTTAAACGCTGTCACACCAAACTTGAGCATTTCCATCAAAAGTGGGGTGAGTTCGGGCGCGGTGGTGGCAACAGGCAAGGCTTGGTTCATGAACTGACTCATAGCGCTCAAAAACTCAATCCGGTCTGCCTTCTCCTGTTGCTCATCTTGATAAATCATCGAGTCGCTAGTTACTTCAACGCGGAAGTTCTTAGCTGGCTCGTTCTTTAATAATTCCAAGGCTTGTGGAATAAGCGCTTGGTCTTGCGGGCTTAACTGCATTGCGCCGCTAATCTTGACGATGGTATCTTCGGTGAAATGATTGCAAATAATCTGTGACTTGATACGCAACAACTCGGTTGCAAAGTCCACCACAGCGTGTTGCATGGTTTTTAGACGTCCAGCCGCATTATTGGACTTGATGATTTGTGCGCCCAAAGTCTCGTTCGGGTCGGTCTGTCCGCGCTGAATGTCCGCAATACCAATAATTTCATAGATTTGACCTTTGATTTGCTCCATCGCTTGATAAGCCATCTGTAAGGCTTGGGCAAACGGTGCAAGGTCAACAAGGTCAATCGCGCCCCGCATACCCTGCTTTTCAGCAAAGGCTTGCCAGTTCTTGACCGGTATCAGGGTGTTGTTCTCACCCTCAGAAAACAGGCGGGCAAGGCTAGACTCAGATGCATCGTACACACCGCGAACCTTGAGTGCGTTTACAAGGCCATCAATGCGGTCAGCCAGCGTATCCAACTGCTTGGCTTGGTCTTGGTATAAAACAAAGTCAGGAACCGGCTCAAGGCTGTCTGTTGTCAGCGTGGCATACAAAGGTTTCGGGCATGGGAAGAATCCCTCAAGCTGTAGCGGGTCGTCTTTTTCGTCAAGAATCTCACCCATCGACTTGCTAATCCAAAATACCTTACCTTGTTCTTTATCCCAAATCTCATAAATACAGGCTTGATAGTGTTCATTCACCATCTGTTTAACAGCCCATTTGTCGGACTCAGGCTTAGTGTCTAACGGAATCTTGCTACCGACTTCTTCACCGAAACGGTCAATCAAGGCTTGGCGGCTCATGTAAACCTTGCGCCAAACTGCGGTTACTTCTTCCCAAGTACGAGCAACAGTATGGCCAAAGTCCCTCCAATGAACGTAATCCACTGGCGCACATTCATATTCGATGCGCTCCGGCGATTCCAATAATTCAGCGTCTTCTGTTTCTGCTTCATCGGCATCCTCTGTAATTTGCACACCATTACCAACGTCTTCGCCAGCAAGTCCAGTGTTTAAATCGCTTTCTTCAGCAACAATATGTGGCTCGTAACGAACCCAAGCAGTGCCGCGCCCACCCAACAGACGGTCAAATACAGCGTTATCCATAGCAGATTTGTAGTCGCTGTAATGCTCAATCTCATATTCCAAGGCGCGCTCAAGCATCATAGATGCTACGCGGGCAACAGGGTCGTTATCTCTAAAGCGGCGACTTACGTCCGGACGTGGCAAGCGGGCAAAGATAGCAGGCTTAATGACCTGAACGTTTGACCACAGGATGTTAAAGCGTGCGTTGGGATTGTTGCGGGTTCGGCTGTCATCCCGATACCGTTTGATGATTCGGGGAACTCGTGCTTCCCACTCCCTGAAAGACTTGTCATATTGGGCGATGGTGTTGTACCAATCCTCGTACGTCTTATTCAGGGTGTCATTCATGTTTAATACCTTTGGTGAGTAGTCTTAGGTGTGCTTCGCCACATTTCTTCAAGGGTTACGTCAGTCTGTCCAACAAATAAGCCCTTAAGCGGCTGATTTTGCTTTTCAATTTCAGATTCATCTCGCCAAGCCACAGCAAGCATCCTAAAAGCATCCGCTCCATGGCTCGTCCAGTCATGCCGAGGCTTGTCTCGAAATACTTTCTTATCTTCATCGTATTCCCTTTGGTATTGCCGCAAACACTCAATTCCCTCGTTGCATTTGAATCCATCAAACCAAGTGCGGGCTAAAGCCAGCCTTGTTGCTTGAATACCGTCTTGCAACGACAAATTAGGAACTATTTTAAACAAATTTCCACTTTTTTGGGGTAATTTGTCAATTAATTGTTCAATTATTGACTTTCCACCGCTTGCCAAAGTTTTGGCTCGTGCATCGTGGGGCAACCAATGCGTGCCATATTCGTATGGTCGCTCTTTGATTTGGTTCGCATAGTAGACGATGGGTTGACCATGCGCCTCATGGTAATCAAGCACTCGTATTTCACCCATAACCACCTGATACCACCAAATAGCTGTGGCATCGTTGAACCCTAAGTCCCAAGCAGTATGAACCGGATACATTGGGTCAGCCTCAACCTTGGTAATCCTGCCGGCATCGGTGATGAGTCTGAGTTCCGTTCCGTATATCGCGCCCAAGATAGCGGCTTCAAACGAGCATTCAAACTCCTGCTGATATTGGTCAACCGTCATAGAGCGCAGGGCATCGTCTAGTTCGGGCTGGCTAATGATGTTGGTTTGGCTGGCACGCAAGGTTTTGCAGTACCAACTGTCCTGATTTAGGTTGGCATATTGGTATATGTCATAGAACGCGTTGTGGCCCTTTGGTGTACCGATAAACACAGCCCAACCCATACGGTCGGACAGGAGTGGGCGCAGGACGCTACCCCACACGCTGGGCTTCATATCTGCGTATTCGTCCAAAATAAGGCCATCAAGGTATAAACCCCTAAGTGCATCAGGATTGTCAGCACCAAACAGCCTGATTCGCGCCCCATTAAAAAGCTCAACCCAAAGCTCGGAAACGTTATGTTTTGCCCTAAAAGGCTCGGAAAACTGCATTAGATAGTCAAAAGCGATGCTTTTAGCCTGTGCGTAGTACGGTGCAATATATGCGTATCGGGCGCTTGGCTTCTTTTCCAGCAGTGCTTTTACAACCAGCTCATTGATGCAAGCAACCGTCTTTCCCGCACGTCGGTGCGCGACTATGACTGCCCAGCGCTGTTTTCTTTTATGGAAGTCCTCAAAGATTGGGCGCGGGCGGTACTTTAGCTTTATTTTTTTAGGCATCAGCCCAAGTTATGCTGATGTCGCCACCGTCTTTGCCGGATACCTCGTTGACCTGAGTCTCTTTCCAGCGGGCGCGGGTTTTGAGCCAAAAGATAGCCGCCGCAGTGTTGCCCTTCTTTGCTTGATTAAACAAAGTGCCAGCAATAACCGCGTTGGCATCAATACGACCGTCGTCTAGTTCCTCTTGGTAATACTTCTTGAGAGTGTCGTCGTTGATTTTTAGCTTAAGTGCAATGTCTTCATACGTTACCCCTAACGCAGAGTAACGACGCACTAAGTCCCTGTTCTCTTGGGTTGGCTTGTGTTCTTTACCTTGTGCCATTTATAACTCCGAAAGTAGTTCAGCTTTCTTACCAGTGAAATCTTCCCAACGTTTGACGATAACGTCGCAATACTTGGGGTCTAGTTCCATTAAACGGGCCTTCCTGCCTGTTTTCTCGCAAGCAATAAGGGTTGAGCCGGAACCCCCAAACAAGTCCAACACAACGTCCTGTCCTTTGGTGTTGTTCAGTATTTGGTATTCCATCAGTTCCACAGGCTTCATGGTAGGGTGTATATCGTTAACCCTAGGTCGCTTGCATTCGATAATAGTCGTTTGCTTACGGTCTGCCGCCCAAAGGTGAGAGGCGCCCTCTTTCCAGCCATACAGGCAGGGTTCATGCTTCCAGTGATAGTCCTGACGTCCCATAACCATAGTATCTTTAGCCCATATTAGGCATTGACGCACCTTCCAGCCAGCATCCTTGCACGCGCCCCGAAAGTTATATCCCTCAGAATCTGCGTGCCAAATGTAGAATACCGCGCCCTGTTTCATTACTGCGTCTGCCGCTACAAAGGCATCGCGTAGGAACTGACGGAATTGGTCGTCCCCCATAGAGTCGTTTTGAATAGTTAAGGCTTCTTTAGTTTTGCCCTCATACGCTACGTTGTACGGTGGGTCGGTTACTAGGATGTCCACCAAGCCATCGGTCAGCTTTTCTACCGATTCTATGCTGGTGCTATCCCCACACATAAGGCGGTGTTCGCCCATGATATACACGTCGCCCAACTTTGTTTTGGGTTCTTTTGGCACTTCCGGCACTTGCTCTTCATCGGTCAAGCCTTCTTTGACCTCCGGCTCCAGCAGGGAATCCAGCATCTTATTGTCAAAACCTAGCAGTTCAAGGTCAAAACCGTCCTCGTTTAAGTCGGCAACCTCTATTTTGAGCAACTCAATATCCCATCCAGCGTTCATGGCTAACTGGTTATCAGCGATGACATAAGCCTTCTTTTGGCTTTCAGTCATATCTTTAAGTTCAATGACCGGTACTTTGACTAGACCCAACTTGCGGGCGGCCATCAATCTGCCATGTCCGGCGATGATGCCTTTGGTTCCGTCAACTAGTATTGGGTTAGTCCACCCGAACTCTTTAATGCTTGCGGCGATTTGTGCCACTTGTGCATCGGAGTGGGTTCTTGAATTTTTAGCGTAAGGAATTAACGCTTCTACAGCGACTTCTTGTATTTGCATGGTTAACCAAGTGATTAGTTAATGATGCTTAAATTGTACAGTTAAGCGATGTCCTTCGCAAACTTATTAAAGTGAGCAAGCAATGCGGCTTTACGCTTCTCACGTGCCTTTTGGTTCTTTTCAAGCGTGGTCTCTTTGTGCGGTCTAAGCAAAGCGTTCTCAGGCTTGAACTTCTTGTTCATGTGTTCCATTACATTCCCTTCTTTGCCATAGCTTCGGCAATATGCTGTCTGCGTGGCTTTTTAGCAGTCTTAGCAGATTCTTTGAAGTCCTGCGCGGTTGGGCGCCCTTCCTCCCCAGCGCGTTTCATACGTTCACCCGACCCCGCCTTGATACGAGCGCGTTTGCGGTGAATATTGGCATAAAGTCCGTCTTTCATTAGCATTTCCACCTTGCTCTTGCGGCTTTACCACGCTCACCCGTCCAGCCTTTAGACCTTGCACAGAAACTGTCGTGTCTTGGGCCACTGGCGGTTGGAGCCTTTAAGTTTGCGTTGTTTGCCCTGTTGTAGGCTTTTCTGCCGGCTTCCGTCATACCGGCGCCCTCTTCTGCGGTCAAATAGTGCCGACCCTTACCTTTGGTCGTTTTAGCGATGGGCTTTTCGTGCTTATCCATCGCCGCACGTATTTGGTCGCGCCTGCTCATTACATCTTCTCTTTTTCGTCGCGCTTACCTAGAAAGCGACCGTAAGCCTCTTCCAAGGCGGCCTTGCGCTTACCTCTAGCGTTGTCGCGTTCAACGTTCAAAGCGATGGCAACAGCCTGCTTCTTTGGCTTGCCAGCCTTCATTTCTTTTTTGATGTTGATACCAACGGACTTTTTACTGCCTGACTTGTCTAAAGGCATGATTGCTCCTTACTTTAGGAATTTGAGTTTATAGGTGGTTGTGTTGATAAGGTCTGCAATCTCATCAATCAGGTTTTGCAGTTCTGAGTCCTGCGGCAAATCTTGGCGGGCTTCAGCCACAAAGGTTTGCAGTGATTCTAGGTATTTAACAGGGTCTTTTGGCTGGTGATATGCGCTCGGAAAGCTGGTTAGCTTGCCATATTTGCCCATAAAAGCCTCAGCCAACTGGTCGGTCAGGTCAACAATCTCGTCGTAGTACTCAGCGAGCGCCACGTGCTTAGAGTAGGAGTCCGTACTCCAGTGAAAAAAATGGGTGTTCGTTGCGGAGTGTAGCAACGTTGCCAAGAAGAGTGAGCAGTTTTCTTGCATAAGAACTCCTGTAGTTACCCAATTATATTAGGTTTTTTGCAAAATCCACACACTCCAATACGGATATTCGTCAAAAAAATTGTTTTTTTGTCCTTCTGTGGGTTTGTATTCAGACCGCACGAATCGGTTGTATGCCTCAACGTCAAACATAAAACCATGTTTTTGGAATAGTCTGTACCAATAATTGATGGGCTGAATGTTTACGTGCGTCGGGTCGCCCATGTACATTTCCACCGTTTCACCGTCTTTTACCGCATCTAAACAGATAAACACGCGCCCATTTGGTTTTAGGATTCGGTTGAACTCTTGCAATATGTCGTCCATGTGTTCCTGCGGAATATGCTCTAAAACTTGCGCGGTGTGAACTAAGTCAACGCTTTCGGTCAGCACCGGTAGGTCAGATATTGAGCCACAAACCAGTTCATTGGCATAAAAGCCAAAGTGCTTCCGACCAATCTGAATCATGTGTTCGTTTAAATCGGCGCCAAATACGCGATAACCGAGTTTGTGAAAGCCTTTTAGAATTGACCCACACGCACAGCCAGCATCTACAACCAAGCCCTCTGCGGGGGTTTTGCAGGCTTCTGTAACCATCTTTGCGTATTCTTCCTGCCAATACCCATGACCAAGGTAATCCAGCCCCTGTTCTTTGTGTTCGTCGTAGTAAGCCTCGGTGTACTCGGTGACGGTCAAGTTATTTACTATCATCAAGCACCTCAATCTCTACGCGGCAGGCGCCACCTTTAACGATTTCGCCGCGTTGCACCATCAAAACGTCAATCTGCTCGTCGTCATCAAATACACCGGCATCAGCCAACGCATCCCATAAAGCTTTGATTCGGTTGTCGATGTCCTGCTTACGCTTGTCGCGGGGGTGCAACGTCACTGTCATTTGCAGGCGGGCGGTTCCCAACTTCGGTACTCGATATTCCAGCACATACTCCTGCACTTTTAGCTTGAACTCTTTGCCGGCTTTGCTTACGAACCTTCTGTTTCCTTGGCTCCCCCAATAGTGATTCACAGATGGCGGCAGTGGGAGTGACAATATCAGCATAGTTTCGCCAGTGCCATTTGTAATAGATGCTCTTGGGTGAGTCCAAACTTACGCTCAAATGCCCTGCGACCCAAGAAGTGAAATCCATCGGGGCCAAAGCGGTGGTGATTGGGACAGAGGGGGATAACAGGCGCGTCGCCTCTTCGAGTACTTCCATTTCGTATATGGTGGAGTTCCGCAGGGGTTTCGCTGTAGCCGAGATGCGTACAAAGAATGCACCCGATGGATGCCATTTTTTGATTATGTTCCCGTTCCTGTTTACTTGCCATCTGCCCAGTCGTACCATGTTCTGTAATATTCTTTAAACATCTTAATACCGTTGCCGGCCAATATACAACTGCCCGTCGGCTGGACAATATAAAACTTGCCAATCCGCGTTTCGTTGTCGGTGTCCCCGTAAATAATCACAACCATAAAGTTATGAAGTGAGGCTAATGACTGTAGCAGTATTTGCTGACCTTTGCTGACCTTCTCACCGTCGCGTTTCCACTCCATCACCAAGAACTTGCCTTTGCGCTCGGCAATGCCATCAACGTTGCTAGGTACAAAGTTTGGGTTTTCTTCGATTAGCCCTTTGAAATCTGAATAATCTGTATGCGTGGCATACGCATTACGCATTAGCTTTGTTTGCATGGTCAAAGGTCAGTTTCTCTAGTTTTTCAGCGGATTCGCTTACGTCAACAGCGATGTCAAGCAACAGTTCAATGTCATTACTTGCAAGTGCAGTCTCAAAAAATTTAACGTTCATCTTTAGGATTAGGAGTTCTTCTGCGAGGTTCATACGGTTAGCCTTTCTAATTGACGGTTGTTTGCGGATTCTGTTTGCCATGCCTGAAAACGCATCTTGGCGGCTTCCAACTTCCAACGCAGGGCTTCTACTTGGCGGGTTGCTTCACCAATTGCTTTGGAAAGGTTCTGATAGTCTTCTGACCGGTATGCCTCACGCTCTTGCGCGGTCACCGTCTGCTCGTTAGACTCTGCCATCTTGATAGCCTTGAGGCTGGACTTCCAAACCTCAAGTTCTGCCAAATGGCCCTTGGCTAATGCGTATGCATCAGAGTTTGTGTAAATGTAATTTATTGCTTCGTGTGGGTCGTACTTTTCCATATTTCTCTCATCCT